GAACGCACAGGTCGCGCCCATTTTCTGGGCTTCGGCGATCACCGACAGGGTCAGGGTAGTTTTACCGGAAGACTCAGGACCGTAGATTTCGACGATCCGGCCTTTTGGCAGGCCGCCGATACCCAGTGCGATATCGAGACCCAGCGAACCGGTGGAGATAGAAGGAATAGCCTGGCGGTCATGGTCACCCATGCGCATTACGGCACCTTTGCCGAACTGACGCTCGATCTGACCCAAGGCCGCAGCCAAGGCTTTCTTCTTGTTGTCGTCCATTGAAGTCCTCACGTAATAAATTGGGGGCCTGACGGCCGATATAACTGTATAAGTAGCCAGTATTATTCCACAGGGTTAAACGCGCGCCTACCCCCGATGTGGTATTTCTCCGGAGGCCAGTTTTATCAACCCCTCCAGCGCAGCCTTCACGGTGTGTCGGCGAACCGCATCGCGATCGCCCTCGAACTGGTATCGCTGCGAATACTGCTGATGCCCTTCACCCCAGCAAATCCATACGGTCCCGACCGGTTTCTCGGCTGAACCGCCGTCCGGCCCTGCCACCCCACTGACCGCAACCGCGAACCGGGCAGCGCTTTTTTCCTGCGCGCCGGCCACCATGGCCTCGACCACTTCCCGACTGACGGCACCCACCGCCGGGAACAGCTCGGCCGGAACATCCAGTTGTCGGGTCTTCTGTGCATTGGAGTAAGTGACGTAGCCTGCTTCGAACCAGGCAGAGCTGCCTGGAATCCGGGTGATCGCTTCGGCAATCCCGCCTCCGGTACAGGATTCGGCGGTCGTCACCTGCGCGCCGGCCGATTGCAGGGTCTTGCCCAGAACAGCCGCCAGTTGAGTGATGTCGTCCACAACATGCCTCCTCGATAGACCGGAAAAAAACCATACCGTACACGACGTCGTGTTGCGTGCAAGTTCGGCAGCCAGCAATCACTGCTGGCTGCACACGAGGTCTTCAGGCGGGCTCCGCATTCTCGGCGCGGTGTTTTTCAGGGCACGGTTTCTTCACGGTCTCGATCACGGTTTCGCTGGGGCGACGCTTGGCTTCCTCGAGGGGAATGAAGCGCCCATTCACCGAGTCCCTTCCACGTTTTCTTTTCATACAACGTCCTTTTTGAAATGAGCCGCCCACCAACGAGCGGCGACATCGACAGCCTAGACAGACGCGGGCTAAAAATATCGATTTGAAATGAAGGGTGACGAATGAGCCGACTCTGCGGCGCTGGATCGTGCGTGGTAACCTTGCGCCCATCGAAAAAGCAATCGGACATGTCGACGGCCCACGTAGGTGGTATTCCGTTTGGCGCTCCGTATTTGCCCCAATCTCCCAACGAATTTGCCTAAATAACTGATGAACAAAGCAATTTCCGATCTCTCTTCGCACACCCCGATTGTGCTCAGGTATGAGAACGGATTCACCCTCAGAGGCCCGCTAGCTGGGGCCTCTGAGCATTTTGGATGTAGACGCAACGTAACTTAAAGGGCATTAAGTGGCATAGAACGGCGTACGCTTTGCCCCATTTTTGCCCCATGCCAATTGCAGAACGGGCAGTTATTCCACCTACGACGGGGTGGCCGCGGCGCTGGACTTGGCTGATAAAACCTCTCGCCTTATCCACTCCCGACCGCCGCCCGACGATGACGCCTAATAGAAAGAAGCCCTGGCTTCGCCACTGGGGAGCGACCACTGCAAGTCGTAGGAGTTAGCATGAGTTTTGCGCAGGTTAATGAGATGATCGAAGTCAACGATCTCCTAGAGAGCAACGGGCTGATCAATGCAGGGCATGAGCTGTTGCAAATTCGGCCGGGCTGGACTGGGGACAGCACACATTGAACGCTGCTTGACTGCAAGCCAGGCTCAGGTACCTCGACCTTTGACAACGTGTCGTAACGCTCGCCGCTCAAGTCTGTAGAAAAAACCAAGCGCAAGACTTACCCTTAAGTTTTCCTCCACTACGATAGGGATATACGATGGCCGGCTCTGCCCTTACCGCTGCTTTCCTAGTCAAACTCCTCACCCCCGTGGCGACCGATCTATACGCAAGCGCGAAAGGACAAGTAAAGCAAGAGCTTTCCAAGTGGAATACTAAAAGGGGAATTCAGAACATGGCCACAACCTTATCCCAAATAGATAAGGTTAAAACCATATGGTCCCCTGAACTTGAAAAATCTTTAAGCGAGATTTACTACCCATCCGCTTTGATCATCCAGGGGAAACGAACCGTTATAGACGATATCAGTGAACTGCCACAGGGAAATCTTGTTATCGAAGGTATAGTCGGACAAGGGAAATCAATGTTTATGCGACATATTGCCGCATCGATGGTGGCTGCACCCAACATCACTAGGATCCCTGCCTTTATCGAATTACGCAACATAAGTAAACGGCGAAGCCTATCCAGCTTAATCAGCTCTTTCATTAACTCACTGAGCGCTAAACACACTGCAGAAACATTTGAATACTTAGCATCGTCGGGAAAAATGGCTTTAATCCTGGATGGCTTTGATGAAATACCTAGCAACTGCATCAGTGAGACGATAGTTGAACTTCAGACGCTTCAAATCAGCCATCCAGATCTCAAAATCATCATCTCAAGCCGCCCTCAAAGTCATATCCAAAATGCTGCCGGTCTTAAAGTAGTCAAACTAGCGGAGCTGTCCGACTCTGACTATGACCCATTCCTCATGAAGCTGATTACAGTTACCAGCAAACGAAATGAAGTTCTAGGAGCGTTATCAGATTGCGCTACAAGCATCCAAGGTATCATTGTGACGCCTTTAATGCTAACTCTTGTAGTTATTGTATATCAAACAGAAAAAGAAATTCCTTCGACACTATCGGGTTTTTTCGACCGGCTGTTTGGTGTGGTTTTCGCTAAACACGACAGGCTTAAGGCAGGTTTCAACAGACAGCACCATAGCGGGCTTTCGGAAGAGCAGCTGAAAAAGCTGTTCGAGATATTTTGCTTCATGGCCATACAACACGGCCTAGGCAGATCAATGAGAGAGCAGGTTTTTAACAAAACCTTTGAGCAATCTGTAAATTTTGCCCCAGAGTTGCAATGCCCGATCGAGGGTTTTAAGAAAGACATCATAAATGTCGCGTGCCTCATCATCGAGGAGGGCATGGACATCAGGACCTTTCTCCATAAAAGCATTTTAGACTACCATGCGGCTGCATTTGTGTGCAGCCTGACCGAAGCCCAAGCAAAACGATTCTACACAGCTGCGTATGTAAATTACGATCGATGGGAACACGTCCTCAACTTCCTCGAATCAATTGATAAGCTTCGCTATGGCGAGCACTATATCATTGACAACATCCCGAATGCGCTGGAGAGTCTTAGATCATTGATAGCATCTCAAGACCAACAATTACTTATTAACTACATTGAGACGATCGCACCCAACGCTGAGGCGGAATTCACCGGCAGTCTAATGACCAAATACACGAGAACTGTGCGCAACAACGGGGAGTTAGACAAAATAGTTTCAGACGCGCTACCTAGAGCCGTATTCGCCATGTGCGGCGACGCTTCACGCGACGAAGTGGCAAGAGTCGCCCTTCGTACCGGACAAGATTCTGACAACAAAAATGTTATACCTCTCAGAGTTTTGATTGGCGAATTAGGCTACGATCACATTCTTAAAGCCTTAAAACGAGTCGAATTCGACCAAGAGGCTAGGCTGCTCAAGTTCCAAGATTTTGTAAAGGCCGAGAAGCTGAAGGATAGTCTGTTTATCGATATGCTTGCTGATCCGAACCTACCGAGAAAAGAAAGAAAGGGTAGGAAAATTAGTTAAGCTGGGTGCTTGTCACGCGTTATCAGTTTCCCAAGCTGATAACGAGGGTTCGATTCCCTTCACCCGCTCCAATGAATTCAGGGCTTCCAGCCTACCCCGCATAATCTAGGTGTCTGTTAAGGTGTCTGTTTCCTAATCTACAGCCACCTGCGCCGCTCGACTAAAATCCCCACCGAATCTCTGCTCAAGCATTCCATCCGCTTGCCCTCGCCCTTTGCCTTGAGCTCGGATACTGTATATGCAAACAGTATTTACAATTCGGAGGATAGACCTTTGATCGAAGACAGCTATCAAATGCGTGATGTCCACCGTTTTTTCAGGACTGCTCTTTTTTTTGGCAATAAAAAAACCGCCTCTCGGCGGTTTGCGTATCGGACCTGATCAATAAACCACCTTCACCTCAAAATCTCGGCGCGGGAGAACGCCAGATTGATTTTGAATACCGCCGGGCATGCAGGACATTTAATCGGGCGCCAGATATCTTGTGGGCTCTGCGGAATAGGTGCTTTGCACTCAGTGCACTCGATCCAGATCATCGGCGCAGGTTGGAGGACTTGCTCGCCCGCTTCGGTCAGTACCTTCAGGAACAGCAAATTGCACTGCGTGTTTGCGCAGTTGACGATTTCATTGCTATCAAATTCATGCTGGCCGACATAAAGCATGGTTCCGCACTTGCACTTGGCCATGATCACAGCCTTATGGGCAAGCACGATAGAAGCCTCGGAAACCAGTTCAAGCCGTTCAACAATCCCATCCAACGACTCACGGGTCAGGACCTTCGGTGTACTGCCGTCCTCCTTTGGCAGGGGGGAATGTAAATACGAACCCAGCTTGTTGTAGAGGGTTCGAAATTTCTTCCAAGGAATCGATCGCGTCTCTCCGAGTGTCACCCATGCTTCTTCCGGCAAATCTGCGGGATATTCAACACCCGCCGCCGGACCAATGGAAATCTTACCGACCGTCTCAGTCATCGGATCGAATGACGCTAGCAGCTTCACGATTTGATCTGGCTTCCATGTCTTCGTAACACTCCCTGGAATTACGTCGCCGTACTGTTGGAGCTGACGGTAGGCGACTTTTTCCAAGCAGAACCGTAGGTCGAGACTTGCATAACGAAGTGAGTGTTCATCCGCTACGTCTAATAGCTTTTTCACTCGATCTAGATCAGCCTTGATGTTGTACAGCCCCATAGCCCCCTCCCGATTGAACCGCACAAAACAGTTGAAATTACGTGTTTTAAAACGTCAAAAGCCCGCATCCGCGGGCCTTGGCACAACGTATTGTACTAACTACACGGCGATATTCCATCCGCTTGCTCTCGCCCTTTGTTCTTAACTCGGATACTGTATATGCAAACAGTATTCACGGTTAAGAGGATAGGCCTGTGGTCGAAGACAGCTATGAAAAGCGTGACGATGCCAACGATTGGATCTCCATTCCCGTCGTCGCCTGGAGTGACTTATCTATGGCGAACTGGTCGTCGGCATGGGCGATTCGTTCCTCGGGTAATGTTGGGTGTGTCGCGTGCGCAGCTGAGCAGTCAAGCAGCCGCAAATATATGCCCTTCATCCATGAGCAAAATTGCCGTTTAAAGGTCGACAAAACGCAGCGGCCATGGGTCCTGTTAAAAACCCTGATGACCGCGCTTCGCTTGGACGAGCAGCAGCAATGCTCTCCCTTCTAACTGGCAGCGGCCAAGAGGTGGGCGACGGCGAGTCGGCCGAGTGGCCGGATGAGTTCACGCGAGAGGAAATGCTCGAGCAGCAGAACATCCTGTTGGTCGAGGAGTGCCGGATGCTTCAAGAGGATTTGACCCGCTATCGGCAAAATTTGGCCAAGATGGTCGACCTCAACATGATTGCTACTACCGAGCGAGACAAGCTCCGGCGCCAACTGGACGAGCACATATCCGAGCTTTCAAAAATGAGGCTAAACGCTTGTGAACATTGGAAGACGATCAATGGCATGAAGATCATCATCGCCCAGCGGGGTGAGTTGCTGCGGCAATTCAAGATTCCGGAACAGTATCTGGGTGCCTGTGAGCCTGACCAGGTGCCCGAGCAATCAAAGGAGGGATTATGATTTTGGATGAGGGAACGTTGCCGCCGAGGTATCGCGAGGAATTCATTCGGCTACTGTCGATGATCGAGGTGGCGACAAATGTCGCCGGAGTGCGTGACGCTGGACGTTACGCGGAGGGGGTTGTTCGAGGGATCGAGATTGCACGGTCCATGCGTGAGGCAGATATCGAAGAGTTGTACTTGCTAATCTATAGCGCCGTCGAAACCAGACTTGGATAATCGTCATCTCAATCCGCCAACGTTGAGCCTGCAGAAAAGACGAAGCCTCAAAGCTAGCTATTTTACCTGCTTCAATGCAGCGAAGTTGATGCTGTTAAGTACCCCTAACCCGGTTTCTGGATCCGCATTTTGAGCAGCGGAATATTAAGCCTATGAATTCACCCCTTCCCACTTGCTCAGCTATGACGACTCCACAAGCGCCGCACAGGTAGTCGCAATCACCCGCTCCTGAGAAGCAACGGTATGGATTGGCGCGGGAGAAGTCGGGCGGGACCTGGAAATTAAAAACAGCGCCCCCCTCAGCAGCTGCTTTAGATATGACTTCAAGCTTGATTTTTTTCAATATAACGCTCCATTAAGCTCGTCACTTCAAAAAGACGGGATTTTAAAACATCCACCTCTATTACAGACAGCATTATTCTTCCATGCAGGCAAACATCAACATTGTCACCACCATCGTCCTTAACTGTAATTTTCTGTAACCCAAGAAGGTCCAACCCACCTTGATGCATGGTGCCGTTATGGTGCTGAAAAGCATTACGAATTTCGACATGTTTTCTGATAAATTCAAAGTGTTGAGAAACACCTTCAAGAACGATTATTTTCTTTACAGTGTCAAACTTGTCCTTGTACTTAACAAAAGCAAAGTCTTCCGCTAAAGAATTGCGCACCTGCTCGGCAAGTGGGACACCGGATGCAAAGTTAAATGTAGCCTTTTTTACTTTCAGTCCCGGCCAACTTTTAACTCCGTCGAAATGCTGCCGAAGGGCAACGAAGTAAATCTCGTTTAACAAATCATGCCAAATAGCGATAGCTTTGCTCTGAAAAAGCTCGATCGCCCCTCTCCTGACAGTTTCGCGGTTCGCAATAAGTTCGCTTATCCAAATAGGCTCGGAGGATGCTCCGCCGGAGAGATCAAGGCACATTGAGGCATTTGGCATTTTCTGCATTGCGTCCAGGCCGACATGAAATGCTGCCACGCCTAGCATTAAGTCTCTGAATAAGGAACTCAACTCTCCTTGAAATTTACCAATTGCTTCCAGCATTTCATTCTCCCTAAATCGTTAGCGGATATTCCACCCGCCCTGCAGGGTCGTCAAGCCACCATTCATACCGCCATAGCGCCATAGCGCCAACGCGCTGAAAACCTGACACGACTTCAGCGCAACATTTAACGCGCGGCTTAGTCACGTCGCTATGCCGAAAAAAACTGGCTTAACGTTGGGATGACAGCCCGTCATAATTGCGCTGACATGCTAGTCCTGCTATTCGGGCGCCGTCGTAAGCTCTTGCCAGCTCTCCCGCTCTTTTGTCAGCCCGCTGGAACAGGTCGGAGAGCACCATGGCGGCGCGGCTGGCTGAACGGCTTCGCTCGGCAGCTCCGGCGTCACAGGACACGTCGCCTGCTTGGCTGGCCAGTTGGTTGGCTGACTGGTACAAGCGCTGACCAGCAACGTCAGCGACAGCAGCATCAGCGGTCGCAGATTTCGTTTGTTCTCTCGCATCACTTCCCACCTGATTGGCCGCCGTCTGCCGGCGCTGCTCTTCGATTCGATTGGCCATAGTGGCCGCTGCGAAGCCTTTGGCCTGGAGTGTCTGTTGATCCGCCCAAAGGGCTTTCCATCGGGCGTCCGTGACCGTAACGCCGTGTTGGTAGGAACCGAACAGCGCGGCAGCAGCAAGCGCCAGCAGCAGAAGGACCGCCGCCCCCGCTGCGACCAGCTTTGCCTGGGCGCTCATAGCAACGCCCGCCGCACGCCCTCGGCAATCACCGCCGGCGCATACGGATTGCCGCCGTTTTCGTGCGCGATGATCCCGGTGACGACAGCAGTCAGAATCCGCCGATCGCGTATATCAATGCGCTGATCCGGATCGACGCCGGCGGCCTTGGCCACTGCCTTTACATATGCGCTGGTGTTGTTCTCCACCGAGGGGGCCCAGCGGTTGATCGTTTCGTGGACGGTGTCGATACCAGGTCCACCCACACCGGGCATGCCGTCCTTGCCGCGATAGGCCAGCAACAGTTTGCCCAGGGCGCGAACCCCGTTTTCTGCCGTGTCAAAGCGCGCAAAGCGTTTCTCGATCGCCGGATCTGGCTTGAGCTGCCCCACCCAGTCGTTGCGCGAGTTGTAATCGATGTTCCCAGGGTTGTTATTGCGGATTCCGCGAGCGGCCATTTACTTTTCTCCAGGCGAAAAAAAGCCCGCACATGGCGGGCATCGGTGTTTCGGGTGGGGTTATTAGGAGGGTTCGTCCAGTGCTGTTTGTTCGACGGCATCAGGCGCCACTGGTTGCAGACTGAGCACCAGAGCATTCAAGCGCTCGATGTCATTCTGCAAAGCCTTGATGTTGTCCTGATCAGCTTGGGCGGCGATTTTCAGCGTATCAATCTCGGACTGCTGGGCAGCTTGGTTGCGCAGGCTGTCTTCGGCGATCGCCTCCATTTCATCGATACGGCCAGACAGTGACTGGTTCGAACTGACTACATCGCCCAACTGGACTTTGGTTTGATCAATGATCTGCGCAGCCGCTTTCACCTGGGCCTGCAACGTCTCGTTGGAGCTGATCGCCGTCGTCAGCACTGGGCCTAGGATTGTGTTGAGTACGGCAATACCCTCTTCGTCGACCGTATAAACCGGCTGAAGCTGACCTTCGGTGTCGCGAGTCACCACGCCGTCATTCAGCAATTCCCAGATGGTTTTGTAACTGGTTCCGAAGGTGCCGTCGGCATTAATCCGGAAGAAAAGCTCGTACGGACGGGTTCGTTCTACAAGTGCCATGGTTTAAGAATCCTTAAGCGAGTGAATAGCGGACGTTGGTGAGGTCGATAACTTCGCTGGCTGCGAAACCACCTTTTGCCCCAACCGAGAAGACACCTGTACTGAGCGCAGACAGGTACGGCGTTGTTGCTGTCGGGCTGAACAGCCCGAGCAGTAGGGTGTCCGTGCTGGCCAAGTAGCTTGGTCGATAGCCCGCCGGCATCGCTGTTAACTGGCGAAGTGTGTTCATGCCGAGCGCGGCGTCGATCGTCACCTTCCCCCGAAACTCGACGCAGTCATCAATGACCCGGTATTGCGGCTTAGTGGGCCCCGCGGTGAAACCTGCGGTCAGCACCATGTCGATCCAAGCGCCCGCGTTCAACACAATCCAGGCGGTGCCATTGGAGCGCTGACGCTGAGGTCCACCCGGAGTGTCCGTCACATCGATCTCACCGCCTGGATTGGCAGTAGCCGACGGGCGTGTAGCGATTGTGAACTGGCCGGGGCGGATAGCCGCCGTGACCGTCAAGCCGCCGCTCAGCGCCAACTGCGCAATGGTCGTCAATCCCGTCGCACGACTCACGGCCAAGGGGACGCTGAGATAACTATTGGTGTCGCTGTACCGCACAAGCTGAAAATCTGAGCCGGCGTTGCTGCCGGCTTCTGCGTCTGCGGACTTCAGAAGATCCCAGCGACGCGATGTACCCGTGGCCAGTCGGAGCGTTGCTGACTGCCCGGCGTCAGCGTCCACTGACAGGATGGTGGCGAGCGCTTGACCGTTTCGAGTTACACGAGTGTCGCCGGCCACGGCGAGAGTCGCGCTGGCGTCGACGGCCGACTGACCGATGCCCACCTTGCCGCCACCCGAAGCCAGAAGCGCGTAAGAAGTTGACGCAGCGTTGGTCCCCGCGCAGTTGAACAGGTGGTCGGTTTGGGTCGTGTTGTTGCCACGGTTGATCGCGACCTGAACGCTACCGGCAGTTGTGATGTTCCGATGCAGGCGGATAAGAGCTGAGTCGGTTGCGTTGACGGGTACATCGTCGATATCAATCTGCCCACCAGCACCAGCCTTAACGTGGCGAAGGTTGCCACCAAGACCGCCGATGACGTTGAGCGGGCTGGCCGACCCAGCGATTAGGTTACCGGTAGCAGCCAGGTTGCCGCCCACGTCGACCTTTGAACCGGTAGCCGCGCCACGCCCCAGCCCTACGAGAAGGTTGTTGGCCTCGTTGATCGTGGCGGCGATACCCCGCGAAACACTGCCGGTCACAGTGTTCTCGAAGTTCATGTACGTGGCTTGGTTTGTGTCGGTGTGGTCGGACGCGGCGTAAACGCTAAGCGACGCGGCGTTCGTTAGAGCTTGGCCCGCAGCCCGAACCCCGGCAAACACGAACTGGCCGAGGCGGTCGGTAGCGATAAGCGGCATCGGGGCTGCGATGGTGCCCCGCCCCTTACCCAAGATAACCTCTGTGACGCCGAAGTTATCGATGTAGCTGCGCATGTTTAGCGAGATGCCGTTGTTCGCCTGCGCGACAATGCTGCCACCCAGTGTAAGCCCCGCGCCTATTGTGGTTGAGCCCGCAACACTTAGATTCCCCGTAGCAGCCGGGAAATTCGTGTTCAGCTTCGCGTCGATCTGACCCTGTGCTTTACCGAGGCCCGTCACCGGCGTATCAGTGCCGAGGATTGGGGAGTTAATTGCGGCCAATCCTGTCATCGGTGTTTGGCGCACCCGAGACTGTAGAAAGTACTGATTACTAGTGCCCTCGGGGAGGCTATCGGTATCCGGGTTCGCCGTTGCGTTCGCAGCCACCCCGCCGAGTTTCGTTTTCTCCGCGTCGGTGTACGCGTTGGTGTTCGGGTTCGACTCGTACAGCGTCTTGACCTGCGCGGCGGTGACACCAGCAGTCGGGCCGTTGTACACCCATTTCGAATCGTTGTTGTCCCACAGGTACTGGATTACGTCGGTGCCGGTGGATGGATCGACGAACGCATAGTCGCCGATGTTCGCCGTGGGCACCGCTGATTGAAGCGCAGCCAGCGTAGCGAACATGCCTCGGAAGTGATTCGGGTCGAGGCCGGCTAGCTTGGCCTTTTCCAGCGCGGTGTAGTTCTCATCGGACAATTGCTTGCCGGCGACGGTGGCGACCTTCGCGTCGAGCGCATTCTGCAAGCCCGCCACGGTGCCGATGGCCTGGGTACCGGTGTGATTCCCGCGCGCCAGCAAAAAGGAATCGGATTGGTTGGCCGTCGCACCAGCAGCTATCGCGTTCAACTTGCTCAGCAGCGCGCCGGTGAAGTCATTGGCGGACAAGCCGTAACCGTTTACCTTGTCAACCTTGAGGCCCAGCGCTTGAACCAGATCAGTCTGATCTGCAAGTAAGCCGCCGATCGCGCCCCATGTCGGAGCCCCTGCCACCCTCCCCCAGCCGCCGGCCGTGCGTCCGTACAAGATCCCGTCTGCCAGGTTCAATGCAACACGGGCACCAAAGAAGGACCAGTGCCCGTCGAGGAACCGCGCGACCTTGCCAGCCTGCCCAGCCCAAAGCCCGGTCGGAGCCGTGCCCACCACATGCCGATCGCCTTCGGCCGGTACCGCCGGCGGCGCATTGGTATTGACCGACAGGACGGCCAACTGCACCAGGCCGTCGATGGCAATGATCGCTTCGTTAAGCCCCGCTGCCGGGTCAATCGTGTTTTCCGGCACAAACGGAATGGCGTTGTTGATGCTAACCGTCATAAGGTCACCGAGATTGCCGGGCCTAAGCCCGTGATGGAATTTTTCTGCCGCACACTGAGCGTGCCGGCGACATAGGGAAAGGTCATGGTCATGTCGATGGTGTCGTAGCTGTTCGCACCCAGCGTTAGGCGGTACCCGGTGAAGTAGCGACCCATACCCACACCCGCGCCGCCACCAAGGCGCCCAACACCTTGCCAAGACACTACGGCGTTGCCGCCATCGCGCACGACCTTGAGGTACGCCGGGGCCCGCTCTTGCTGCGACACGCCGGCAAACGTGACGGTAACGACCGGCCCGTCAGCCAGGCCGTACGACGTAACCCGAAAGGTCAGCGGCCGATTCAGCTCGTACAGCTCGGCCTCGACAAACGCCAGGTCCAGGCGATCGAGGAAAACGAACCGCTCGCCGGTAACGTGCGCAACGGCCGCCGATCCTTTGCGACCGCGCAGCAAACCACCCAGCAACCATTCGGTATCGCCGATCTGTTCCACGGTTGAAAAGTTGATCAGCTCATTACCCACGATCGCCAGGTTCGTGCGGTTGAGCATTTCGGTCATGGTCGCCGGTATCAGCTCCATATCCTTGCGCAACAGCTTGACCGTCAGTGTGTTGAGGTCATCCCGGTAGTACGGCGAATGCGCAGCGCAGTCGGCCGTCAGCGCGCCCATGATCGCGTTGGAGGTGGTGCCCTCTGAATCGATCCAGTTGGCCCCGCCATCCTTGCTCAACTCGACCACAGCGCCTTGCCAGTCCTGGGTCAGGCTCGATACGGCGATGTAATAGCCCAGGGCATCGTCCGAAGACTTGAGAATGCTGGAATCGATGAATTCCATGCGCGACTCACTGGCGATCAGGCTGGGCGGTGTCGATGGCACGCCGGCCGGCACACCCTGGATCGTCGACTGGTAAGCCGTGGCCCGGTCATAGGTCAGTTTGTAAGTTTGCTGACCTTCGTCAATCTTGCATTCGGTGATCCGTAGCCGATCACCCTCGAACAGAATGATGTCGGCCCCGGTCAGCTGAATGAAGTTGTCCGCCAGGGCAAATTCGAAGTCGCCGCGCTGCTCTTCAATGGCGATCTTGTGGGACACCACCACCGATCGCGCCGCGTCATCCGCGCGCATGATGACCGTCGTCGCGGTTGAGCTTTCCCCGGTCGCGCGATTGTCAAAGCTGCGATCGGATGTTTGCTTGTCGGTGGTAAGCCCGCCGTCGGTGTCGTAATACTCCAGGTTGATCACGCGAGGGACGGTAATGCTGTCCCCGCGGCTGACCCGCTCGACCTCCTTGCCATCGTCGATCAGATCCTGCCGGGTGATCGTGGCGACCGGATCGCCGCCCCGTGGCACGAAGTGGATCACCCCGCCATGGTTTGACGGGTCAAAGGTGAACACGCCTGACAGCGTGTTGATGGCGGCCGCCACCGAATGCGCGCTGGTGGTCGAAAACCCGTCGACATAACCTTCCAGCAGGCTGACATCAAAACCACCCAGCGGAATCCCGGCGCGCTCGCATAACTCGGCGACGATCGAGGACAGCGCCCAGCTGCACAACAGCGGGTCGTAGGCCTGGCTCAAGGGGGAACCTCCATCATGAATTGCAGCCGTAGCTGATCGCTGAAGCCGATACGCAAAATGCCGCTGGTGATGCCGGTGGCCAGCAACCGCTCCACCAGGTACCGATCGCGCTGCTGCCGGTAGTACAGGCCGCCATCACGCACGTAGGCCAGAATCACATCGCTTCTGCTGGTCTGCGTCTGCCGCTTGTCATCCAGTAACACCTTGGGTGTGATCGCCGAGGCCGGCAGATCCGTGACCACCTGAGCCGAGGCCACTGGGTCATACCACCGAATTTTTGCCCGACCAGCCTGCACGAACGACAGAACCGGGCGCATGTTCTGATCGAAGCTGAAACTGATCTCGGTGATATCTGGCGCTTCGTACAGCACGAACTCGGCGGTGTTCTGAGCGCTCAGCAGCACCTGATTCCTGATCAGCCGCGCACGCCACACCTGGTACTGGTTTCCCTGCGTCGAATCGTTGAGCGCGATGCCGCCGTCTTCGTAGTCGATGTAGCGGGTTACCGCCATCGCACGCGCGCCCGTGAAGTTGCCCGGCACCACTTGGCTGGACAGCACGTTGTCCGGCAGCATTACAAAATCCGCCTCGACCAGCTGTAACGGATCGTAAATTTCAACTCTTGCAAGTTGGTTTTCATGATGTTTGGCGTAAATCCAAACTGGAAAAACGTCGGACCACAGCACACACATATCGCCCCAATGCCCGCCGGGTCGTTACCTTTGTCGGTCGAAACGATGATTGTAAGATCGCGCCGAAAGGTTCCGGACACATACTCAGAGGCAACGCCAGACGACGCCCCGAGAGCGTAGAACTCACCCGCGGGCGTGCCCGTAATAGGTCCAATGACACCCGTGTAAAGCCTCGCCAATCCGTTTGTTGGAACGCCGAAAATAATCCGGTTATCTTGCTGCGTGAAGTGACTCAGTAAGTTCAAATACCAGCCAACGTTTGAATTCACGGTCCCGACATTGGCCGACCGTCCTACAACTTGATACCCGCCTAATGATGCGTTGAAAAAGTCTGCGGTTGGTTGGTACACGCGCAACTGATACGTGATCCTTAACTGTTCATCTGCCAGCACAGTTACCGTGGTCACGTTGCCCGATGCATCTTTGACCAGGGCACGGCTAAAAAGTGTGGTTCCACTAGCAGCTGCGCCAATGCCTAATTCGCTGATGTTCCCCGTAGCCTGGCCGATTGCGTATGTGTACACGCTATTCACAAACAGGTAACGCTCGGTGGTATTGATCTGCGAAATCGGGTTGCTATCCATGTACTGGCCCGCAATCCGCGCAACCAATTGCGTGTCGCTTACTGCTGGAGGGGTTGAGCCGCTACCGCACTGAGAGAAAGAGCCGAATAGGGTTTGTGTAGCCAACATATCAAGCCCCTGATTCAAGATCAGGTTGGGGAACCAGTCAGCAAGCAGTCGTGTAGAACCATCAGCGCGCAGGGCTTCCAGCTTGAAAAGTCCTGCGACTTCAAAATTTTGTTCTAATTCCATTACATCAACCTATAAGTGAAAGTTCGGTAACGGCGGCAGTTACGCTCAACGCTTCAACATCGTATGAAGTGGCCACAACAACATTGCGAAGAACTATTCCAGTAGCTTGCGCGGTTGCATCTAAGGCGTCGGTATAACCAGAGGTCTTAACCACATCGCGCAGCACCAAAGCTGAAGGCGTTGCGCTGGCATCAAGCGCCTCGACTGGGGTAACGGCCTTGACCATGTCGCGCAGGGTGATTGCCACAGGCATCGCGCGAGCGTCTAAGGCCTCCGCATCGCCACCGCCGTTTACAATCCCGTCTCTCAGCGATAGCGCTGACGGCATAGCGTGCGCGTCGAGCGCTTCGATTTCCTCCATCCCGTACGGCCGCGAAGTCAGCGCATAACCCTCGGCGCGCTCAACCTCAAACAGCCATTGCGGAACCGCCCCGCTCATGTCCGTCAGGTCTTCATTCAGCGCGACCATGTAGGCCGTGCCGCGATACGCGGGAACGTTACCGGCACCCCATATCGCTTCCAGATCTGGCGACGGCATCTGCGTCCATGCGCCGAGATAAAGCCGATACGCCTTGAGGAACACGCCGTTGTTGGCACGACCCCAATCGTTTCCGCGCGCGTCATACACCAGCTTGTTGTTGCGCCAGATCCGCGCAAATGCGGTGATCGGCCCTTCGCAAACGCCCAGGGCGTAAGTGCGAAAGACATGCTCGACCTTCTGCGTCTTCTTGCTGCTGCCACCCTTGCCGCCGCTGTCGACGCTCTCTTTCACCATCCGCTTGATGGGTTCTTGGCAGTGAATGAGGTTGCCCCCGATCGGGCGAACCCGGCCCCAGATAATTGCGCGGGGTTCGGATTCCTTGGCGGTCTGCTGGCTGATCTCGCCGAGCTTGGATTCGATGGGGTCGCTGGTTAAGCCCAGCGCCTTATCCAGCTTCACGTCCATGCCCAGGCTGGTGAAACGGTCGATCTTGCCGAATATTGAGTTGCTGCCAAAAATCAGCGTGCTACTCATTGCCAGGGCCTATAGATCCGCACAATGCGTCGACGCCACGCATCATCAATGCCGTGCTCCGTGACCGATATCTGGCTGAAACTATGGATCAGCGTCAGGCCCAGCTCATTGGACGCGATCAGTCCGACGTGTGACGGCTCGGTCGAGCCATCCCAAGCCATCAGCACCACGTCACCGGCGCGCAGATCCTCGACCGGTTCGCCGAAGTGCTCGAGCATTTCACGCTCCAGACCATCCATGTGCGGGGTGCGGCTGTAGTCCAGCCGATCGCGCATCAGCAGCCCGCCGGCGGCCATGGCGATGACCACCAGGCCAATGCAGTCGATGCCGTATTTGCTTCGGCCCCGGTGCCGCCACTTGCTCCCCAGAAAGGTGCGAGCCTCGGCAATGGAAGCGTCAATCGACAATTGCAGATCCACTCAAACCTCCGAACGTTTGCGCGCCAGGCGTCATCGATTCCGTGCCGTCACCGACCGGAATGTATGGCTCGCCCTTGTAGTTGATGTAGTTGCCGTAGGCCGTGCAGAAACTCGGGGACTTGTTGCAGTCGCGGCGGATCTCGAACTGGTGGCCGACCTCGATCAGAAACGGCACCGGCTCCAGCAACGCCACGGTGTGACTGGCAGGGCTATACCCTTCGACCTGGTACAGCCGAGAGCCCCGGTTGGGCCCGGTGATCCAGCGCAGTCGGCCCGGCACCACCTCCTGATCCAGGACCAGCCCGGAAGCGGCGAACACCACATGCGGTTCGCCGCCGAGCGCCGTTACCGTGCCGGCACGCCACATGCCAGAAGCGTCCACGCCACAGCCGGTTTGCCCGCGGGCCTCACTGCCAAACACCGCGCGACAGCGCCGCGACCACAGGTAACCAATGCTCTGTTTGAGCCGCATGGCATAGCTGAGCAATTCCGGCACATAGATCGCCTGGCCGTCGACCGTCACCTGGCCCACGTCGCCGGCATCCATGACAATGTGGCCCATGCTCAGGTCAGCCCAGTTGACCAGGCGCATCTGCCATGCGGCGTCGTCCAGCTCCCCGGCCAACGCCATTTCCAGGGTGATGCCCGGCATGTCGACCGACAGCAGCGCCGTGGCTTCGGCGTTGTCTACCGACAGACCGGTGTCGGTGGCGATCACCGAGGGGTCAAAGCCATTCGCTGCGACGTACAACACGCCGTCGTAATAAACATCGCGGTTCAACGTGGTCAGGCCGAACACCCGGCCATCGCTGAACGTTAGGCGTAACAGCCGGCAGGTGCTGGTGACGGACTGTTGTAGGTGCGCCAGTAGCGCAGGCGGGCATGACCTCACGTCGGCACCTCCACCAGATCCACGTCAGCGCCGAGCATGAAACCTTCGTCACCTGGTGCCACCGGCGAAAAGTCCAGACGGTCCGAGGCAAAGCGCACCGGCACGTCAAATTCACCTGACCAGGTCAGCACTGCATCCACAGTCGCCGTTACCGTAACGTTTCCCGTGACGTAGTCGACCACCACCATCGGCATGACCTGGCCATCGGCGTAGATCGTCACCGTGCCGGCCACCGGCTTGCTAATCGGCCGCAGCAGATTCAACGGGCCGAACTTGTAGGTTTTGGTCAGCTGCACCTGCTGCTCACCGCCGGTGCCGTAACCGATCTGTTCGCGGTCCGCTTCGTAGTCAACCCAATCCTTGAAGCGGAAGGCGATCGCGCTGCCCATGCTCGCCATGTGCGCGCCGCGCACCAGTAGATGGTCCTCCGGATACAACGCGCTGTAGCTCACGCTGTAGCGGCCCAGCGGGCGCGTCCAGTTGGCATTGCGCCGTTCCTGGCCAGAGCGCAGGGCGGTGATGCGGGTGTTAAATTCCTGTCCGAAATGCGACCCGTAGGCCACATCGTCCAGCAGCCGGGTTTCATTGAACATCAACCTAATCTCCCAATCGCCGTTTGCTGTTTGCGCACGGCGTCACGCTGCATCTGGTTGGAGGTACGGTTATCGACGCGGCCGGTGGTGTAGATGTTTTGCGTCACGGCCACCGAGCGATCGACATTCGTTGAGCCGCCCCATCGAGCACCCTGCCCGCCGCTAGAACCACCAGCGGCCGCTAGGTCACTACCACCCGAAGGCAACATGGAAATGTCGCCGTTGCTCAGCGCTTCCAGCGTGCCAACGCCGATGCGCGCGGTAGCCTCCGCGTTCATGACGTATTCCTGGCCATGCACCGCACCGACCACCTGTTTCCGGCCGAAATTGCCGGTGTAGCCACCCTTCTCGAATCCCACGCCGGCGATTTTTGCAACGTTCACCGCCGCCGCCACACCTACGCCGGCCGCCGCGATAAAGTTGAAGGGAGGCGGGAAAGCGCCCAGCGCACGCTGTACACCGAGAATCCCTTGAATGGTCGCTTCGGCGATCGCCGAAGCCTTACCGATCGCGGCCAGCTTCTTGTTTTCCGACGTGCTGAGCGCGGCCATGTTGCCGAAGAAATCCGCTGCGCCCGTGAGCATCGCGGTGTTTTTCGCCGAGGAAATGGCGGCCTCGTTGTCCCTGGCCTGCTTGTTGATGTTGGCCACGCGATCGGCGTAGGACTGCTCGTTGATGACCTTAAGGTCCAGATAGCCTTGTTGCTTCTCCAGCTCGGCGGCGCGCCACGCTTCCAGATCCTCGGCGTCCTTGTTCAGGCGTTCTATTTCACTGGTCGGCCCGCCAATGGAAACGTCGATGCCCGCAGCTTTTGGCGCCTGGGTGACACCCTCCACGGTTTTGGGCGGCAGCTGGGCTTGCAGGTTGATATCCCGAATCTTTTTCAGATTCTCCAGCTGGGTTGCCGCTTCGGTGTTCCCTTGGCGCTGGTACTCCAGCATTTTCGCCGCATCGTCCAGTTCGGACTGCGCCGCGTTGGCGGCTTTGAGCTGGCCCGTCTCTTTCAGGATCTCGATGCGGGCCTGCTCGATCTTGATCGCATCCTCAGCCGACTTGTTCAGCCGGCCCAGGGCATCCAGTTCGGAGGCCAGCCCCTTCAAGCGCTCCTGTTGCTGGGTGTTCAATCCAGCCAGCTTGCCGGTCTGCAACTCGAAGTTGAGTTTGGAAACTTCGGTAACGGTCTTCTGCTTGCCGGTTGTCTGGTCAATCAGCGATATCTGCCGCAGGTAGGCTTCCTCGGCCGACTCAAACGATTTGAGCTGAGCCTTGGCAGCGCTGGCCGCTTCACTGGTGGTCTTGCGTGCCGCCGCCGCTGCCGCGTCGTCTGCGGCCTTTTGCGAGTCCTTCGCCGCTGCCGCCGACCGGATGGCCACGACCATGCCTTCGGTCAGCAGGGTGTTTTCAGCAATGAACCGATTCGCTGCCTGGAGCGCTGTTTTGTCTTGCGCCGCCCCGAGCTGCTTTTGCAACTGGTCCAGGTACTTCTGCCCGTCGGTTTCAGCCTGCGCCTTGGCCGCGTTGTTCTGCAGCTGGGCACGGGTGTTTTCGTCCGTTTCCCCGGACAGCTCAGCGAGCGCTTGTTTCTGCTTGTTCAGCGTGGCGGTCAGGTCAGAAACCTTGATTTGACCGGTCTCGATTGCCTGCGCCATTTCCTCGGTGACGCCGGGAATCAGCCGCACCTGGTCGGCCACCGTCTTCCAGTCCACCGACTGGCCGGCGGCCGAATCCTTCACCGCCTGGTTGACGATGTCCATGGCCTTCTGAAACTCGGCCGGCAGCGGCGCGATGCCACCCATAAAGCCGGACGCGCCCGCCAAACCCGCACTGGACAAGCTGGCTTGCAGCTCAAAAGCGATCGAGCCAGCCGCGGCGGTCAGGTCTTTCTGTGTGTCCGCGATCGAGGCCCGCAGCTCGCGCAGCGTGACCGACTGCGTGGCGCGGTTCAGTTTGTTGAATCGCTCGGTGAGCTTGTCGAGCGGGTCGGCCAGGTCGCCTAACTTCTGCTCCAGGACACTGGTGTTATCACGCAATGTCAGGAACGCCGTGGCAGCGCCGACGGCCAACATGGCGATGCCGACCGGGCCACCCAACAGGCCGAGCACCGTGCGCGCAGGGCTGACCATTGCAGACTGCGCGGCCGTTACGGCGGCCGTGGCTCGCGCCTCGACCATGCGCGCCTCGGCAACCTGGAGCGCCATTTCCCGCTCAACCGCCATGCCGCTGATACGGGTTTTGGAAGCGGCCAGTTCTTTCTCGGCGAGGAACAGCGCCGTAGCGGCTTTTTGCTGTTCGGCCTGCGCAGCCAGCAACACGGTCGCTGCCTCGGCGCGGCGCGCGATCGCTGTTTCCAGCGAGGCCTTGGTGGCCGTTACCGACGCCGCTGCTGATACCCCGAGGTTGCGCGCATACACGGCCAGCGCCGCGGCCGCTGCAACGCCGGCGATTTCCGCAAGGGTCTCGAAATTATCGCCCAACAGCGAGATACCGCTGGCCAGCAGGCCGGTACCGTCGTACGTCTCATTGAGACGGCCGACGTAGACCGAAAAGGCATTGCTGAGGTTCTGGATTGCGTCACGCACGGCCACGCCCATGCTGTCAGCCAGCAGGCCATTGGCCTCGGCGGATTTCTGTAGGCCGGTGGTCAGGGTGTCGAGGCTGAGTTTGCCTTGGGCGCCCAGGCTTCGGATCTGCTCCGACGTTTGCCCGGTCGATTTGGCGATGGTGTCGACGATGGTCGGCATTGCCGCGAGGATCGATTGCCAGCCGTCGGCCTCGATCTTGCCGGTTTGCAATGCTTTGGAATAGGCATCGATCGCCGCCGCGCCCTTCTCGGCTGACGCCGAGTTGGTCACCAGCAGGAAACTGAAACTGTCCATGACATCGAGCGCTTGCTCGGTGTTGTAGCCCATCGACTTAAGGCTGTCCGCCGTCCGGATGTACAGTTCCTGGGCTTCGCTCAGCGGTCGGTAGGTACGCTTGGACGTGCTCAGCAGGCGCTGCTGCACCAGGTCGTACTCGCCGACGCTGCTGGTTGCCTGACCGATGCGATCGGACATCTGCCCATAGGAGTCGGCCGTTTCCACGATCTTGCCGATCGAGGCAGCACCAACAGCTGCCGCCAATACGGTTTTGATCAGGCCCGCCGCGCTCTCCGCACTGCTGCCCGCACGATCAAAGGCGGTGTCGACCCGCCCTAGGCTCTTGTCGATCTTGGTCGACGCCTGGGACACGCTGGTGTCGGCACGCGCCATTTCCTGACGCAGTTGCGCCGTCGTCGCTTCGATGCGGACCAACATGCCTTGAACGTCAGCATCTGCCATACCTTTCTCCTAAACTACCAATCACTTAAATCGCGGACATAAAAAAACCCGCACTTGGCGGGTTCTGGTAAAGACACATCGGACTGTTATTTACACAACGCGGTCCACATACGGAAGAAGTCCGCTGATTTAACACCGCTGTCGCGCTCCAGCGCCACTTGGCCATCGCCGATGACTACAAACCGCTGAAAACCTGTGAACGCGCCAAAACTATTCTTTGAGTTCACTTCGCCACAGAATCCGTGTTGCCCACGGAACTGCGCGCTTGCAGCATCTTTCAGCGAAGCGGACACATGCTCCCTCGCTACACGTTCGCGTTTGATTTCGTTTAACTCTGCGGTGCTATCTGCCCGCTCGACCTTCTTATCTGAACCGCCACATAAATAAAACATCCAAACCAAAATCACCGCCCCAACGCCTGAAAAAAATACTGCCCTAAGACTATTTTCAGATGCTGGTTGTTTCGCAATCATGCCGCAGAGAGACAAAACGAATACAACGATAAAGAACGTGAGGACGACAGCTAAAAACATGTGCAACTTCCCTATTAAATTTTGAGCGCCGTGATTCTATACGGCTAATCCCTCTTACGTCCTGACAGCGCCATCCGTATTTTCTCTGCAACAGTTGCCGGTTGGGGTTTGTCTGCATCCGGCTTACCGCCATTCTTTATTCGCGTCCACTCGATCTGCGCATCCAGAGCCATTAGCAATTCTGGGATAGGGGTGTGCCAAGCCACTGCAGGAGGCCAGCCAAGCCAGCCGACTGCCCTGGAATAGAGACTGTCGACATAGCTGCCGTCGACTATGAGGTCGACGCCTCCGGCTCGGGCGCTTTTCCCGAGGTTTTGCCGCCGGGGTTGTAAAGCGCTGCCAGGTATTTGCTGAGTTTGATAGACACCTCAAACACACCTTCGAACCAGACGTTTTCTGCAACTACGTCGCGGCGTTTTTCGTCCAGATCCGCGCCGGCCAAAATCACACTGGCGCACGCATCAACGCTCAATGCCTGGAGCGCTGAGGAAGTTGCATTAAGTCCACCAAAGCGCGACTCGATCGCGCGTACGGCGGCCAGAGTGGGCAGCAGCGCGTAAATTGTGCCGTTCACTTCAATCTCGGTGGTGCCGTGCAGAGTCCTGCTCATGATTCAGATCCTCAATGGATCGGGGCCGAAGCCCCGCCATTTACGCTGCGACGATTTCGATGATGTCGGAGTTGATGCCGATGGTGACGTTACGGCGCACGACGTTATCAGCCGCACCCGGTGCCACGGTGTTGTTCATCACCTTGCCGCGCATGTAGAACACAGTCGGCAACACTGCCGGGACCGCATCTGCATCGCCGTCGTTCAGGGTAATCTTGATGTTGTAATCACCCTTGCCACGGTCCTTGTGCGCAACCTTAAGCGCCGACTGGCCCACGTCGCCGTTATCCAGACCGAGCGCCAGGGTCAGATCACCGGCATCTGCCGTGCCCTTGTACTTGCGCACACGACCGCCGCGCAGCGACGTGAAGGTCACCGAACTGAACGTGTCGCCGAACTCGCCCAGGTCTTCGATTTCACCGACATCGACGTACGTGTCTGCCTTGTATTCAGTCTCGGTATCGGCGCCGGTCTTGCCGCCAATGGCGAACCGACATTCGGCCGCCGTATTCAGATTATCGGGCATGGGTAATCCTCCAAATGCACATTGGATAAAGCCGCTGAGCGGCCGTTGTTGGGGTTTTAGTGGGTGGTGATGACGCGCAGCGTGATCGAACCCTGATAGGTCACGCCATCCGCATCCCGCTGAGCCTCGGCCTGTTGCACGCGGACGGACACAGCGCGACCTACGGCCAATGGCAAGCGGCGCTCATCGAGCGCGGCGACCACCTCGCCAATAATGCGTTTGACCTCGGCCTGGCCATGCAGATCGGACCACACCGAAAAATAGACCAGCCGCTGTTCGCGCTTGCGCCCGAAGACGGGCGAGTCATTGGTGGAGATCTCCCGATCAATCGAGACATAAGGCTTTGGGGTGTTCATCGGTGCACCGTCAAACACCGGGCATGATATTTCAGCTTCAAGCCTGGCTGTCAGAGCCACCTGTAACGCCAAAGATGGATCAGGCATCGCTTGCTCCCTCGCTTGCCTTGCGTAACGTATCCGCAACCGCCGCCCGTATGCATGCCAGCACATATTCCCGGTTGACGTCCTTGGCCGGGCGCAACCACGGGTGTGCCGGCCGCGCCGGGATATCTGGATATTTTCCGTAGAAATGCGAACCGTCGGACTTATTCTTCGTTTCGCGGGCGCGTAACGCGTTACGCCTGCCACTTAACTTGGACTTGTCACGGTTGTTCGTATGCTCACCACCTACGGCGCTTTTGTCCGCCCGGCGGTACAGCGAGCCGCTGTAACCCTTGGTCCCGTACTCCAGAAACTTCAGGTAAAAAAACCGGCGGTTGTCTTTCTTGCCGCGCAGACCGATCTGCGCATCCAGCCCACTTTTCGACACGAACGCCTTCAGCGCGCCCGCCGCGTCACCGGTGTCCCGAGGGACCAGTTGCTGCATGGTCCGCAGGATCGCATCGGCGCCTTTCTGCATGGCTGGCCGCACCTCGTTGTCCATCATGGTGTGGATGTTGCGCAGGGTGCGGCGCAACTTGAAGTCACCCGACATCCGCGATCGACGAGCCACGGTTTAGGCCTTGTCCTTGGCGGCCTTATCGATGGTCGCCGCAATTGGCTGCTCAGCTGCTGCCGAGTCAGTCACTTCGACCGCAATGCCACGGGCAATAAGGGCACTGCCGGTGGTCTTATCAGTGGTGAATTCTTCGCCCTTTGCCTTATCACCCACGGCGCCCGACAGGTCGCCCAATGCTTTTAGTCTCATATTGATTTCCTCAGGGATTTGCGACGCTGGAGCACAACAGCCGCAGCATGGTTGTTTCGTTGTCCAACAACGCTGCCTCGATCAGGTACGTCGTCGACACCCCCTTGCGTACGTTAACCAGGCGATTACCGGCGACTGCATCCGATCGGGGATGCATGCGGATTTCAGCAGTGACCGTGGCTTCGATGCTCTCGGCAATCGGCACACTACGTCCGGTAGGCAAGGTGATTTCGCACCAGGCCCGACCAATTTCACGCCAGGTGGTATCGAACCCAGCGGAAGCGTTCTTGACCATGACCGGCTCTTGCAGAGCACAACGGTGACGCAGTGGCCCGGCTCTCATCAGAAAAGCTTCCTGTACCAGAGCAATCGTTCAACCGCCAAAGGCAGCGCGGCGGCGATCGTGCCGACCACCACCGCTTCGCGGTTTGCATACCAATGTCCGACCAGCAGCAGAATTGCCTGCTCGACGTCAGCCGTCAGGCCCATTTCATCAGGTAATACTGGGTCACCCTCGACCAGAACACGATCACAATGCAAGGCTACGTGGACTTTGGCGGCGTCCACGTAGCCCTGAATGACCACGTCCTCTTCGTCACCGTCGACCCGGAGGTGCAGCTTCACGCGGTCAAGATCGAGCATTATTTTGTCTCGTCAGGGCTCGCCGCTTTGTCGGCCGCAGGCTTGGTCGCTTTGTTGGCCGCAGGCTTGGTCGCCTCAACCAGACCTTTGCCAATCAACAGGTTCGCCAGTTCTTCGTCTTCGACGTCGAGCACCTGTCCCGCTTGCACTCGACCGGTGTCGGTCTTGAGCTTTTCAGGATCACCTTCAAAGCCCCACAGCACCTTCAGTTCCATGTGTTTCTCCATACGAAAAAGGGGCTCTAGAGCCCCAAGGATTGAACCGCCGGAATGTGTTTTTACGCGAGCGCGAAGCGACCTTTAACAAAGGCGTACTTCTTGCGCACGGCCAAGCCCAAGCGTTCTTCCACCAGGATTGCACGCTGGTTCTTGATGAAGTCGTCGTTGATCATGCCGACCTTGATGGTGAAACCCATGCGATCGTAGATCCGCGCGCCCTGCTGGAACGAGCCGGTCAGGAACTCGCCACCGGTGGTGGAACCATCCCCCTCGTCCATGCTGTCGGACGCAACGACTGGTCGGCCCCACAGAATCGGCGTGACCAGGCCTTGCAAGTTGGCGAACAGGTAACGATTGTCCGCGTCCTTTTGCAGCTCGATGTTCATCCAATCCAGATCGGACATGACCACGGCGTCAGCGGGCAGCTTCGACTGCTTACGGGCCTGGTAGATCGCGCGACGGACAGTATCGATCGCAGTGTCACTGGCCTTGCTCAGATCCGCGTCAAACACGGTGGCCTGAGTCATGATGCCGTTGAGGTTGTTACCTGTACCGTCCCCCTTCAACAGCTGCCCTTCGCGCTTCAACTCCAGGTCGTAGCGCAGCAGCTCCTGAATGTAGCTGTACAACTGGGGGACATCGTCCAGGGCCTCGTCGGTTACCGGCATCCATACGGCAATCTTCTTAACGATGTCGGTGACCTGCTCGAACGTCACGTTGCTTTGCGGCTTGGCGGCGCCCTCACCGACCATGCCCGCGCCAAGGGTATGCAGCAACTCACGGAAGTAGGTAAACGACTGCCCCGTGACTGGCGTGGTCGGGATCAGATCGCGGATCAGCAGGTTCTGACGGGGGGCGCCCTGAATTACCGGATCATATTGCGGCGCTACCAGGCCGGAGCTCGTGACCTTGGTTTCGGTCATGCTGGCCAAGTCGGATTTGGTGATTTCAATTTCTGCCGACGGCTGATTTTTTTGAGTCAGCGCCTGGTATTTGTCATTGCCTTTGACGAAGTCAATGAAGCTCTTCTTCTCCGGATTGAGGCCGCGCAGCTTGATGCCTTTCTCCTCAAGCTTTTGCACTTGCTCGATGACTCGTTCGATTTCGCCCTTTTGGTTTTCGATCTGCTTTTTCAGATCAGCCGAGGCACTATTACCTTTTTCCAGTTCGTCCGACACCGCGTCGTATTTGACTTGCAGGGTGCCGAAGCCTTCCTTGAGTTGCTTCTCAAGGGCTTCGCGAATTTCTTTTACGTCAGCGGTCATGGCCGAGCTCCAAATTGAGTTGAGAACAGGTTGGAAATTTCTTTCAGCCCTTCCACGATCACCGTGGCCGCTCCGTCACCATCGCGGTGCACAGCGGGATAGCCGAGCGAGGCGACCGCAGCCGCCTCCTTTTGCGAGAGCCCCATGCGATCGCGCAGGGCCTTCTCAAAAATTCTGATGTCCGATTTAACGTCGGTAACTTGCGCGGCGGGGTTCATGCCAAAGGGCACCAGCGACGCTTCCCATAGTTCCGCCTGCTTGATGATCCGCACGCTACGGCCCTCACGTTCTTCATACGCGGCGAGCAGCGTGTTGAAGCCGATTGACATGCTGTCGAGCGTGCCTTCCTTCATCAGTTCGTAAGCGTCACGGGCGTAGCTCACCGCAAGATTGACCTTGCCTTTGATGTACAGGCCGTGATCGTCCTGGCTGAAATCAGCCGACCCAACCAGCCGGGTCAGGTCATGAAACAGCGCCAGTTTCAGTCGGCCGGCACGGGTGGTTTTCACTTTGGTGAACGCCCCCGGCAAGATCACGTCGTCACCCAAATCGATGTTATTGAACACGGCCGCATAGCCTTCAAAGTTGCCCTGGTCGTCACTGGCCTTAACTTCGAATGGAACTTCAATCTTGCTTAACATTGGTGCTCATCTCCCACCGGGTGACCCGGTCGTATTCGTCGCCCACCAGCGGCGGAAGGTTTTCTTTGCGCCGCACTTCGTTGATGGTCATCCACCCGGAACCGCCTGAGCCGCCGAGCGCGCTGCCGAAGTAAGTGGCGCGGCCCGCGCTATCTGCGCGCAGAATCCCTTCTACGAGAAATTCCACGAACAGTGTCGTGTCGCTAAACAGCTTGTCGTTGAGCTCGTCCTCGATCGCCTTGATGTAAGGGCTGAGGCCGAAGGTGATGAAGCCGCTGGTTTGCTGCTCCAGGTTGGAGCCCATGATCGAAGTCTTTCCGGCGCGGTTCGCCAGGTACAACGGCACACCGTATATCCCGGCAATCGCCTCTTCCTGAAACTGCTGCGACTCGATGAACTGGCTGTCCTTCTGCGACATACCCGCTGGGACAATCTTGGGCCCACCTTCAAGCAAGCCCATTTTTCCGATGTCCTCAACATCGCCTTCGCGAATCTTGGGGAATTTGTCGAGGACCTGCCCGCGCTGTTCCTTGGTCAGGAACTGTTCGTAAATTACGTAACCGCCGGTAAATCCGCCTTTGCGCATGAAACGCGACGACCAGTCCTGGGCCGCCTTGGCCAGCCCCATCGACTCCTTGTGAAACTCCACAGGCGATAGCCCATTGATCCCGTCAGCACTGAAGATCTTGAAATGCAGCATGTTCGCCGGCGAGACCGGGAAAGTGTTACCGCCAGAGGTGACCCAATAGATCAGCTCATCATCCGTATCCACGCGCACCGCATCGGAGCTCAAAGGGATCAAGCCAATGAATTCGCCACGGTCGTCGCGCTCGATCAGCGCGAAGGCATTACCGCGTAAAGCCATGTTCACGATGACGGCCTTGATGAAATTAAGCCGCGTCATGAACGGGTTGGGTTTAGCGAGTATGCGTTTTGCGCGCTTTTCCGCTTCAGCAAGGACGCGCCCATCAGGCTTGTCGTCGTAGAGTTTCAGGGGCAGCCCTGAAACTGTCTCGCTAAGAATTTTGACGCAGGCCCACACGATGGGAATGGCCATCGCTCGCTTGGGAGTGATGACCGCACCAGAACGCGTCTGCCCCCCGATATCGGTTTCGACCTCTACGTATTTCCCGGTCGTGGGATCATTGAAGCCGAAGAAACTCCAGCTCATTGGGTTGTACCAGCGAGACGCCATATTGAGCCTATAGAAGTCCAGAGAATCCATGTTGGATGTAGTCGTCGATGTCGCCCTTCTCCTTTTCCTTGGCCCCATCTGCGGCACCAAAGGCCATTGCCATGGCAACCACCCCGTCGATCCGACCCGTGCTTTTGCGCTTGGCGAAGATTCGGTTGTCTTTTTGGTCCGCTTCCAGAACGGCGCTTGCCGCGTTCCAGCGCAGGACGGGGTTGGTCTTGATCTTTACCTGCCGCTCGGTCAGCGCCTTTTCGGTCATCTCGATAGAGCGCGGCATCCACAGGCCGGAATCCTTTGAGACCGTGTAGCCCTGCCCGTGGGCCATCAGCGGTATGTCGACGCCCTGGGCATCCAGCTCGGGCGTGAAGTACTTGATTCGGTATGGGTCAAAAGCGATGCCCTTGATTTCATAACGGACTGCCAACTCGCCACAGCGGGCCGCTACAAACGAGTAGTCCACGGCCATGCCGGCAGGCGCATGCAGGAAGCCGCCACGCAGCCAGGCGTCATACGGCACACGGTCAACCCGCGCCCGTTCGAGCAGCGTGTCCTTGGGCGTCCAGAATTCAGCGACCACCAATTTCAGGCGCGGAAAGTACAGGACAAGGGCTGTTAAATCGCGCGTACCGGAAAGGTCGAGACCGCCATAGCACGGTTCGCCAATCGGAATGCTGTCGAGGTCGTAATCCTCTTCGCAGGCCATCCAGACGTCAGCAGCCAGCCAGGGGTTCTCGGCGTCTACCCACTCGCAGAAATTGAGACGGCGGACCGTCGATTCTTTCGACGGCATGCCCCGAGCCTCGGTGACCTGCTCGCGCAAGTACTTCAGTCCTGGAACACCGCCATTGGCATCACCGGCTTTGCCAAACGCCAGACTGGGGTTCGACTTGTACCAGCAGCCCTCATCCTTGAACGGGTCGTCGCCCTCATCCAGCGAGCAGATAAAGGCGAACATGCTGTCGTCGGACTTGTTGCCCGCACTGACGGCTTTGCCATATTCGTGGTAGTCGTAGCAGATCGTGGTCCGGTCGTGGCCGCTGTTGGTGATCATCACGATCAACGCCTGCCGACGGCTCTTGGTACCGGCCCGCATCATGTCTACGACCATGCGGGTCTTGTGTTCGTGGATCTCGTCGAGCAAGGCAATGTGCGGACGTGGGCCCGACTGGCCATCGTCGGCGCTGATCGGACGGAAAAAGCTACCGGAGCCATAGTGCGCCAGGTTCCAAACCTTCTCCCCGCGCCCCGATTTTTCAATGCGATCAGCGAGCAGTCCTGACTGATCGACCATTGAAACCGCATCGCGGAACAGGATCATCGCCTGATCTTTTTTCGTAGCCGCAGCGTAGATTTCTGCGCGAGCCTCGCCGTCTGAGGTCATACCAAACAGCCCGATACCGGCTGCAAGAGGCGACTTGCCGGAACCCTTTGCGGTCTCGATATAAGCAGTCCGGAAGCGCCGGTATCCATCGGCGCCTTTCCAACCAAACAAAGACCCGACAATGAAAGCCTGCCAAGGGTTGAGGATGAAGGGCATTCCTTCGTACTCACCGCCGTTGAGGCACAACACATTCTCGAAATAACCGATGGCATGCTCGGCGGCGTCGGTGTCGAACCGCAGACCGCGTGCCGGGCCCAGCGCCAGATCGTTCATGTGACGTTGACATGCATCCCGGACGGCCTGTCCTGCGATGATCTCTTTGGCCAGAACGGCCTGGGCGTAAAGCGTTGCGCGATCAGAAGTACCTGTTTGCGATGTCCTGTTCTTCATTCGGGAAAAGCTCGCCCTGAGGTGCGGGCGCTTTCAGCGACCTCCGCGCCATGGGCGAGAAACCGAATTTGGCGCCTGCATCGTTTGCACGCCGCTCGGCGTCGTTGCGCAATTTGCGCCAGATGGAAAGGTCCTGAGCGCCTGTCTTGTACGTCTGCACATCGCCGCGCGTACCCGATGACATGGTGGCGTTTAGGGCCTGAATATTGAGCGTCCAGCGACGGTAATCCGACACCGCCTCGCAGTACTGAGCCATGGCCTGCATATCCATTTTGGAGATCAAGCCCAGCTTAACCAGGTCGGGCACCACCCGCGCCCACTCTTGGCGAGCGTCGTCGTCGAGCCAATCCGGCATCGGCGGTGCCTCTACCGGCATCACGGGCTGTTGGTGCTCACGCAGAAGGTTTGCTGCGTTCTTTTTGCTTGGATTTCCGTTCAGCAAATGGACGATGGCCGGCTTGGCTGGACGTCCAGAATTCTCGTTCCCGGCCATTCAAAACACCTCAGTTTTCACGTACAGTCGACTGCAACCGCGAAGGGGTACCCCCCCATTTTTCCCGCCGTTGCGTAAAGACCGTCGAGGGCGGTCCTACGCTGGAAAAACCCCATATTTTGACCCGCCCCCTCATTTCCGACCGTTCATCGGCTGAAACCCTCGAAAACGTCAAAAACCGCCGGAAATTCGGGCGTTATCGCGACAGATTCTCATTACATCGCCCAATGATGGCCAGGATCGAGCGGAATTCCGTTGGTGCCGCAGCCAATCTCATGCCCACGCTTCTCCGACCGTTGCTTGGTCGAGTCGTGATGCACTTTGCAAAGCGACTGCCAGTTATCGCTGTCCCAGAACAGCCGCCGCGCCTGGGCAATCAGCACCTCATCGCAGCCAGCTAACGCAGCCCTCAGGCCATGCCTGACCTTGTGGTCGACGACGGTCGCGGCCACGACTCGCCCCTGCTCCTGACACATGACGCAGAGTGGATACTTGTCGAGGTACGCCCGACGAGCCTTATCCCACTTGCTGTCATACACCTTCGGTATGTGGGCATCCGGACCGGCCATCAGCCCTCCCTCCACACGCGGGCCAGGTTGCCGCTGCTCTGGCACACCGAGCCGACGAACACGCCAAGCATCACCACCAGCGGCCAAGACACTGCCGGCATGATCAGTAGCCCTTTGCTGATGTACATCATGGCCGCGCCGGAGCTGACCATCATCAGCCACGCAAGGCAGCTCATGTTGCGGCGGAACCGCGCGCCCTTGCGCCGAAAGGTAAACAGTCGAACGAACAATGCCAGGCACAACCAAAAAGTAATCTGCGTGAGTAGAGCGGGAATCAGTGGGTTATCCATCCTGACCTCCAGGCTGATCGGCGCCGATCCTGCCCCGCCGCTTGATTGCAGCAAGAGCAACGGTCACAACCAACACCGCCGCGCCAAACGCCGCCGGACCGGAGTACTTGAACGGGCGGATGCCCCACACCTCGAAGTCAACTAGCGCCGGCGCAAACAGATATCCCATCACAAACGAGACCAGGAGAAAGACAGCGCGCTTCCATACCGGCAGTTCCTCGGTTGTGGTGAAGAACACCAAAGCGCCGGCAAAGGCACCAATGGCAGCGAGCAGATCGATACCTGTGAGCAGTCCCGCAAATCCGGCCCCTGCTGCACCGAGCACCACGACGGATGCGGTCGTGCTCGCTGGCTCGGCCATGGTCGTACTCCACTGCAGTCACCCAAGGGGCGGAAATAGAAAACCCCGCCGAAGCGGGGTTTGGTAACGGCCTGGGAAAGGCCGGGTATAACTGCACAGCACCGTGCTCATTGGCGATACACCTAAGCGGTTCTCGCATATCGTGGTGACTTTTTACTCTGCTCCGGAAAGACCGAAAAGCGGTGTTTTTCGGTACACCCAGATGTGACCAGAACACGACCACAATACGACCACAATGCGACAAACTATCCGGACGAACGGTTAAGCACGCGGGCGACCTGCCCCATTGTTAGTGATTCGACACTGGGAATTGCGCGCACGCCTGCCAGTGTATCCCCGCGTAGCACCGCTTCTGACGACCAAGGTCAACATCACCTGCTGATGAAGACGTTGCACCCAGTTCCGATACGTCCTGTCGGCACCCTCAGGAATTCCGGCTATCCGCATCTGCTCGCGGACGGTTGCAGCTTCACAATATCTCTGACGGGCGAGGAGCGCTAAGCGCGGTCCGTTACCTGTACTACGCGCGAGCTGGGCAACGGCCGCTTCAATCTCGGATGCGATGAAGTCCATCCCTACACCACCACCGCCCAGTATCCTTGATCCCGGAGTGCCACGCGGCGCACAGCCACCCCATTCGATGATGGTTCCCAACTGGCTACCCAAGGCACCGCCACCCAGGCCGTGCTGACGCAACTGCTCGCCCCAATGCAGCATCAAGTCCTCGATTTCCTTAATCATCCCCTCTTCCTCTTCGAAAACAGACCCAACACAGAATTTTGACTTCCCGACACAAACCCAACACAGGAAAAACTCTTTAAAACCAAACGTTTATTAATATTTGTGTTGAGTGTGTTGGGTTTGTTGGGTTTATAGGTCCTCGCATAGAGATTTTTTTCCTCTCCAAATGAATCAAAAAATACGTCGCAGGCACGCGCGCGCGCGCAAACCCAACACACCCGACACAGTGCCCGTTTAGCCCCGAATTCATTGACCTTTACCTGTGTTGACTTGGCAATATCAACCCGACACACACCCAACACACCCAACACACTTTTATTCGGACTCATGCTGCTATCGCCTTGACGTGATCCCACGAATCCACGTGCCACCCGGCAAGCTTGGCTTTCGCACGCCAATCGTCGACAAGGGCGCCAAGCGCTGCTGCCTTCAATGATGGGGGCTGGGAAGCCTCAGGATCATTGGGAAAAAAGAACGCACCGAAACGACGGTTATTACCCTCGGTCCATGGTATCGAGCGGGTTTTATCGACTTCAGAGCTGACGAATAGTGAAAACTTGGTCTGGCTCATCACATGTTCTCTATTGCGCTGGCACCACTCAACGAACAGCGCGTACAGATCGCTACTTAGGCAGGCACCCCAAAGATTTCGCCCAAGCTCCCCGTATTTCCACAGGAACAGAAAGGTTTGCCAGCCAGCCCGACTGAGTGCCACTAACCGCTCACGGGCGTCAGTGCTTGGCGGCCGGGTGCGCTCGTTGAAATCACCCAGGTCGACACGCAGTAGCCAGGAGTACAGAGCAGCCACACCGCCATCTAACAGCTCGCGGCCGATTGCCTTCTGGCGATCCACCGGCAGCGTGTCTAACGGCCACATGACCAACATCCGGCGATCACTCTCGCTGATTGGCCAAGGCAGAATTTCGTTGCTGAGAAATACAGCGTTCATATGGTTGGATTCCTCCCAGCCATTGATGAACTTTGATTCCATGCGTACGGTTTTCCCGGTTACCAGGTGCTTGATCTTGCCCACCTGGTTGTAACGCTGATCGCGGCTCACAACCTCTTCAAACACAGCCCAAAGCTTACGGCTTTGCCATGCGTTGAAATTACTCTCCAACTGCGTCTGCCCAACCGTTGCCGCGTATTGCCCGTACAAAGCACCAAAAGTGTCGGCGAACAAAAGGCTCTTCCCCGACCCCTCCATCGTCGAATGCATCAGAACGGCGGTGTCCATCTTTGCGCCGAGATACTGGAGCGGATAAGCGAGCCAACGCGTCAGCCATGTTGCCGCATCGGTGTCGTGGTTACAGAGGAAGGAGATTAGCCACCGAAGGTTCGCGCAGGCGTCATCACTTTCGATAGGTTCCAAAGGCAGCCCCTCGAATGTGTTGATGTATACCGATGGATCCTTGGTCATCGTTGGGTCAAACACGATGTGATCGACATCAACCACACGCCGATCTGCGCTGTTCAACCAGAGCGGGTAGGTATCACCTAGAGCCATCTTCACAGCGCCTTCGGGCACGCGCCGCTTTTTCTCTCTGTCCCAAACATCCTTCGTTCCGTCGATGTAGACATATCGATCAACCGGCCCAAGACCGAGGGCACCGCCCTTCCTGCCGGTCATTTTGCGGGCTTGCTCACTGGCCCGGACCAGTTCATCCGAAACAAGCTTTTTGCGCGAATCCTCCAACCATAGCTTTACCAGGGGTCTACCGATCAGGGCTTCAAACGCTGCCTTCTTCATCCCTCGAGCCTTATCGCCGTCCCACACCTGCGTTGTGCCTTCGACCAACGCAAAGCGGCGAATTACCTGTTCAAGGGTCAGTCCCTCCCCCGCCCCCCCGTCAGCTGCAGGAGCGGCCTCGCTTACGGCGCCGGGCTCTGCTTCGGAGACTGATGGGGTCGGGGGAAGGTCGTTTGGGTAAGCTCGCGAGGTTTGCATTCCGAGCATCCGCGCAGCTTCTTTCACGGCCCGGGACTGGTCGCCGCCATGTTCAAGCAGGCAAAAAACTTCAAAGGCGTCATTCTGGTGACCGTTAGCCAGCGGATCCGCGCCATGATGGGAATACACTTTCCCATCGCTGATCGTGATGCCTGGGAGCCCCGTACTACTCTGCGGATAAAGCCATTTGCTGCCACGCTTGATGTAACCATGGGCGCGCAACAACTCGGCCACGTCATGGCCTCGGTTGAATTCATCAATCACCGAGGGACGATCACCAGATGGTGCAGGGCGTGGCTTCGATTTAACCGTAAGCTTCTGCGCTTTTGGTGCCCATGGACAGGCGGCTTCTGCATCGCGCTTGAACAGATCCCAGTTTTGCCAGATGGCCAGCAATTCGGATGTGAGCACAGGAAGCCCATCAGCAGCCGGCGGTGTTTGCCAGGTATATGGCTTACCGGTGCCTGGGTGGATTGACGGCGGCAACACGTCCTGCACCAAGCCGGCTCGCAGCTCGAAAACCGTGAAGCGTTTGTATTGCTCAGCCTCAGCCCGAAACAATAGCTCGCGGGCGGAATCGCCGGCGTCCTTAGCTCTGTTGGCTTTGAGCATGATCGACTTATGAATCGAGCCGTCCGGATCGTTTGGATTCGGCCAGGCCAACGAATGCCGGGTCAGATCGATGTCATCAGGCAACCGAAACAGCACACGAAACCGTGCGGGATTACCGACCACCGTCGGGAACGCAACAGCCATCGCATCCAGGTCGAGGCCCAGCAACTCGAAGAGTACGTGGCGAGTCCACTGGACATCGTCCACATCCAATGAACAGACGCGGCTTGGGCCCAGCACAACGCCGAGGTTGTGCTGCGGGTGTTTCACCCAAAAGGCTTCGGCCTTAGCCGCATCGGTGAGATATCCGCCGGGTTGATTCCAGCCCCGACCTTTCGGCGCCTTCTCACCCGGTTCGATTGGGACGAGTGCCAGGTTAAATGTTGCGATGTATTGCCGAGCCCATGCTGCGGTACTACTTGGGGTCGAACGCTCGGTCATTTCCGCCGCTCCCGCAGCTCTTGGCAGGAAACGCACGTTTGGCACCCTAAAACCTTCTCACGTCGAAGAGCAGGAATGGGCTCATCACAGTCGTAGCAGAATTGAGCGCTGGCACGGACAGGCATCTTGGCGCGCTGCAACAAAGCCATATCAAGGAGATATTGGGCCTGATCGTTGGCAACATCTATGACGTCAGCCATTGTCCCGATCCTCCATTGCCAGGCGGGCGCCGGCCATGATGCCAAGGACCTCACGGATCACGTCAGCACCATGTTTCTCAAGGTCGATGACTTCGTGCAACTCCCAAATATTATCGGCGGCGCCGTCGTGCATCTTGGCAACAAACTCCCCCGTTTCGCCGAGCAATTTGCCGACTGCAAGCAGAGCCTCTTTTGTTGCGGCAACGGGGGCAGGACGATACCAAACGGCGCCTGCAGGACGCATCAAAGCGTCAAGCAGTCGGTAGTCGCCTGTGAGACGGATTACCTCTTCCAGCTCGTCGGGCGTCAGCCAGCGACGCTCTTCATCAAGCTTGAGCTTCTTCTGGAGAGTGTCGTTCTCGACGACCATGTCGAAGGCAAGGGCAGTGAGTCCGCCCTTGTAGTCGCGCCCTGCGCGATAGAGCGCCTGACGCAACGAAAGAACCTGACCAGCGTCAGGCAAAAGATCTGTGCGACTCATAACCGTAAATACCCCGTTTACGGTGTAGCCATGGGACAGGGCACGCCCTATCCTACGACCACGACCGATGTGCATGTGCTGTGTGTCGTCGTAGCTGGACTGGGGGATCTTGTGGTGAGAGGACCCAGTCCGGCGCCTTCAAATGTTTTATGCAGCCGACTTGGTTTGCGCTCCAATCTCGCCTTCTGGAAAAACACTCTCCAGGCTGCAGGCAACTCCAGACGATTTCAGAATCGAAACAATTCGACGGCATTCGGCCAATCCCGGAGTCCGCCGGAGCGTCTCGTAGTGTCCGATTGCGGCTTGCGTCAAACCGACCTTTTCAGCCAGCTCCTGCTGCGTAAGCTTTGCAGCCTTTCGAGCAATACTTAGGGCGCTCATGGCAACCTCCTCAATGTTCGGACGAGACAATACACTTTGTATTTTTTCCGTGCAAGCTCTCAATACAGTCTGTCGATTGCCCATAAAAATACGCCCTGTATTATTTTGGGCATGAGCGAATGGTATGAAATAGCTAAAAAAATCATGGAGGCCCAGGACATAAGCCAAGAGCAGATGGCTGAACGCCTGGGCGTCACACAAGGCGCCGTGGGACATTGGCTGAACGGAAAACGGGAGCCGAAGCTGGAAATGATCAATCGCCTGCTGGCTGTCCTTGGCGTCCCGGGTTTGGCAATAATCGTTCCGTCACCCGAAGGAGGCGAAGGCGTTAGTCCGCTACCACCACCAGATCGGCTATACAGATATCCGGTCGTGAGCTGGGTTACCGCTGGCGATTGGGCAGAAGCGGTAGAGCCGTTTGAGCCAGGTGCCGCAGACAGTTACGAGCTGACTGACTACAAAGCTAAAGGCCCAGCGTTCTGGTTGAAGGTGCGAGGCGACTCCATGACCTCGCCCATCGGGCAGAGCGTGCCCGAGGGCATGTTAATCCTGGTTGATACGGGCATTGAGCCAAGCCCGGGGAAGCTTGTAATCGCCAAGCTGCCAGAGAGCAATGAAGCTACATTCAAGAAGCTTGTAGAGGACTCAGGACAGCATTTCCTTAAGGCCCTGAATCCTGCTTACCCCATGATTCCTCTCAACCCAAATTGCCGCTTAATCGGCGTTGTAAGCTTGGCAAAGATGACTCTCTAGCGTACCCACTAATACCCAAACGACCCTGTTTAGCAGGGTTTTTTTTCGTCTCGCATTTACACAAATACCATCTTTTTCGCGCAGAACTTTGTCAGAGCCTTGAACCAAGACCGACTTAGACATACTGTATATAAACACAGTAAAAGGAGGTTTCGTAATGAGCAGTTGGACCCCAGATGTCACCGAGCAAGATCAGTACACAAAGCTTACGCGTCGAGTTCAGGCCGTTGTCACCAGCCAGAAAGCGCAAATTGATCACCAAGCGCTGATCATCCGTGAACCCTCTGATTCCAGGCGAAACTGGGACAGGCTTGTCTCCGAGCTTAAAGATTCCGAGGGCCTTTCAGTCACCGCGCCGGACGATCAAACGCTGCTAATTTCGTGGTTCGTAACCGTCAGCGATTAAAGCAGGCAACGCAAACGAGGCATAAAATACAAATCGTATTGCCTATTTCAAATACATATCGTATTGTCTGCGCCGTACCCCTCTCACCACGAGTACGAGCCATGCAAACGACGCAACGTCCCAACCGCTGCCCGGTGTATCTGCACCCGGCAGCGGCCTCCAGCCTTAATGCAATTCAGGCCATCCAGCGCCGCACCGGCCTGCTGGTGATTATCTCCCCCAAAGGACGTCCGGCCTTGGCAAAACCAGCCATGGGTAACACTGACTTCCACGAACCATGGGGCGGTGACGCAGCATGAAACCAATTCTTATCGGCCTAACCGGCCCCGCTCGCTCGGGTAAAAGCAGCACCGCGAACCACCTGGTAATCGAACATGGCTTCGAGTGCTACGCGTTCGCCGACCCGCTGCGCGACGCGCTGACTGCCATCTTTAAATTATCCCCTCAAAACTTCGAAGGCGCCGCTAAAGAAGAGGCGATCGCATGGCTAGGCCGCTCTCCTCGGCAGCTGATGCAGCTGCTGGGCACCGAATGGGGCCGGCACATGATCAGCGCTAACTTGTGGGTTGACCTCGCGGAACAACATCTGAACGCGATCGCTGACGCATCGTTGACGGCGCCGCACTTCGTGATAAGCGACGTGCGCTTCGAAAATGAAGCTGACTTCATTCGCAAACGAGGCGGTTGCGTAATCCACGTTCGCCGCCTCGACGCTCCCGACGTAAATCCACACGTGAGCGAAACAGGGGTCGCGATACAGGACAACGACCTGGTAGTGCACAACGACGGCGATCTATCAGAGCTTCATGGACAGGTCAATGAGTTGCTGTATGCGCTCCAAGCCCGCAATGCGCGCTTCGCGGCCTGAGTTGACGACATGAATAGAACCCTGGACGAAACCGCAGCAGTACTTGGCCTTCGACCACGCGCTTTCCGCACTCGTCTGCGAGAACTGCGCATCCTGACCGCCGCTGGCGACCTCGCAAGTCAACATCGCGAGAATGGCTATCTCTTTTCGGATCCGCGCAGCCGCTGGAATCCGAAGATCCGCCAGTACAGCCATTACGCGGTTGTGATGGTGAAAGAGGCCGGCATCGACTGGCTTGCAAAGCAGCTCGGAATCACAGTCACGGCTCATAAAAAGGACACAGCAGCATGACCCAGACAGCGATCACGCATGCAATCGGCGCGTTGAAATTGGTGCCAATGTTCCTCAACCACCCGACGGTAATCAGTCGCGCAACCCTGATCGGCGCAACCACCGAGGCACTGGCAATGCTGGCGGTTTTGCCGCCGGTAACTAGCGAGCTGGCAGAGGCTTTTCGCCTGGTCGACGCGGTCACGCATGACGGCCAAATCGCCTATGTGACACCGACCAATAGCCCCGAGCGGCCGTATGGCGCCGTCGTAGCAGACGCCGCAGGGCGGCTGCTGGCTACAGCGACAGGAAAGACTAAACAAGGTCTCGCAGAGTTAATCCGCCTGCAGTTGGTACCCCAACAAGAGGGGTTCGGGGAGAGCGTAGCGTGAGTCACACCCTTGAACAGTTGCGAGACGAGTTCCCTACACCCTGCCCGGCCCTTAGCGCGGTCAGGGCAAGATACTTTTCGCACATCACCAGCGACCGGTACCTGCTCCGCAAAATCAGTTCCGGCAGCATCGCCCTCAAGGTCACGCGCCTGGGTGGATCGAGCAAGGGTCAGGCCGTCGTCTACCTACATGACCTCGCCACGTACCTCGATGCACAGGCGGCCCAAAAAGCTGCCTAACAGGCCGCCGTTTTCTTCCAGCGGCAATCAACCCAAACCCCCAACTCCGGCGCCGTCCTCTCACCACCGATCCGGCGCCGGATCAATGGAGCAAAGCACATGCAAATACAACACATCGCAATTCTTATCGTGGCATTGGGCCTGGCTGGCGGCCTCTATCTCTCGGTCGTCTACGCGCTAACTGGTGCCAAGTCCCGGCACTACAGGGCCGGACTAATTGCTGGGCGACTTCAAGCACGAACCGAGAACAACGCACTGACACTTGCGGACCTCCAGACGCTTGTCGACATCTCCAACACCTTACGGCTTGCACACAGCACCTGGTTCCCTATGCCTGGCACCGAGCCGCAGCGGAACCGAGTCGTTGATCAGCTCGCAGCGCTGCACAAGATCGCCATAAGAGTTCGCAATCAAGGGCCCCACGGGACTGAAGGAGTAATTCATCCGGCTGCATTGCCGATCGCTAAACAGGAGCAAACGGCATGAGCTGGCACTTTGTTCTTTCGCTCTGGGCTGCGCTGTCCTTCCCCATCGCATTATCAGTGGGGCCACGGCTCCGCTTGCTTACAACCGGCGAGCCTGGAGGGCTGAATGAATAAGCCATTACGCCGCACGGTGCGAGTACGTATGGCGCCGTTAAACCTTGACCTGCAGGTGATTTGCGACAAGTGCAACACGAGCCGCGCGCACGGCAATCATAAAGCCTGCTCAAAAGCGCGGCAGACAGAGAACGCACACCGGTGGAGAGGTTGCTGATGAGCCTCCCACGCTGGGTAATGATCAATCGCGCATCGGAACTCACCGGCTATAGCGAGGACGCAATCCGACACAAGGTGAAAAACGGCACTTGGGCCCAAGGCCGCGTTTGGAGGAAAACTCCAGACGGGCGCATCGCAATTAACATGACGGAGTACGACAAATGGGCCGAGAGCGCGCCGCAGGAAGCAGCCTAGATATCGAGTTAGCCAAGCATAAGGGTCTTGAACTGCATGGAGGCAACATACGAATAGTCTTTATGTGGCGCCGCAACCGATATCGTCAATCTCTCGGCCTCCTTCCGACCAAGGCTAACATCAAGCACGCAGCCCAATTGCGGGCGGCTATTCTTCATGAAATCAAGACCGGGACGTTTGATTTTGGCCGCCACTTTCCGAACTCGCTGAACACCCAGAACAAAAGCTCTCGCAGGGATGAGCCACTAAGGTCATTGCTAGCTCGATACAAGGTGCTGAAGGCGGTAGACATCACGCCGATGACTGAAAGCAAGTATGCCGTCGCCTTGGATATATGCGTCGAGCTGGTGGGGATTGACCGCTTTGCCAGCATTCTTCTACCTGAAGACGTGCAGCTCTTGCGAACGCAATTGATCACAGGTCGGGCCCCCTCCACCAGCAATCACTACTTGGCTACGTTTGCGGGTTTTCTGGCTTGGTGCGAAACAAACGGTTATGCACGGGCCGGGCTCGCCGCTGCATGTATCCGTTTTGCTATGAGTGTAAAAGATCCAGATCCGCTGACGCGGGATGAGTTTGATCGGCTGCTCACGAAAGGTTGTCTACATGTGCAGGACAGCGCGGCAGTAACACTCGCCGTTTACACCGGCTTGCGCCCAGGAGAGCTTTGCGCCCTCGCAGTTGAGGACATAGATCTCGAAGCAGGCCTGATCAACATCACTAGGGCTATCACTGCGGAAGGTGATTTTAAAGTGCCAAAAACCGAGAAAAGCCGATCGGTCTTGCTGATGCCACCCGCAATTGAAGCGTGCAAGCAATTGATTGGCCTGGTCGCCGATCTTAAACCTGTGAAAGTCCGCGTACATCAGAATCGTCACGAAAGCCGGGTTGACCAAGTGACGCCGCTGCTATCTCCAAGCACTCAAGCGCGCAAGGATATAATCAATACCTGGTTTAAGCCAACAGCTTGGAATAGTAAATGGGGAAATATCCAGCGAAGGGCAGGAATCAGACTTCGCCGTCCCTATCAAACGCGGCACACCTACGCATGCTGGTGCCTAACAGCACGGGGAAATCTTGCATTCATCGCTAAGCAGATGGGTCATAAGGATTACACCATGCTTGTGGAAGTTTACGCAAAGTGGATGGACGATGAATCACCTAGAGAACTTGAGCGCATCTGGGAGAAACTAAGAAATCAATAAATCAAGCGCAAATGATAACTTAACGCCCAAGTTTGGCGAGCTTCTCTCTGCGTGCTTCTCCAGCGGCACGCACGCCAGCTCTAACTTCCTCCGCACTATCTTCAATCAAATTATTAAGTGCAAAAGAATGAATATCGTAAATCTGAAAAGGCAAGATAAGTGTTCTATAGCAACCCAAGAAGAAAAACCCTGCAGCAAAAAAAGCCGCCGCATCCTTATCCAACGAAGTCTTTACTTTAATGGCTACCATAGTCAATAAACAGAATGCCAGACACATCAAAAATGCAAAAAGCGTATTTATCTGAGAGAGCAGAATATACTTTACCTTTAGAACATAGCGAAGCGTTTGTTCATAGGTGAGCTTTCCTAAGTACTGACCTCTCCCCGAAAAAAGCATCGCAGTAATAACAAACCCAAATATTAATCCGGAAAATGCTATAACTGCATTGAGCAAACCTTCATCTATAAAATCCGTACCAAAAAGACTTAAGCACGACCCAATTATGAAAACAACAGAATTAAATATCAAATAAACGGAATTACTTTGCGCCGAACGCGCCACATCCGCTAATTCGTTGTTAACTACCTGGACGTTCCTTACCTCTTCGGGCAGTAGGTATGAAAATTTCATTATCTGCAAGCGCTCCGAATTCGTCTAAAATCCTTTTTCCATTACGTCCGGGTGTACACAACTCTTCGAGATAGACACTCATTTTGTGAGCCAGTTCAGCTCTATCTGGGTTCTTCCCACCAACATCAGCGACTTCAATAGTTCGCTTAATCTTGAATTTGGAAAGACCACGAATTGAGGAGCCATCCGCCAAATGAATGATAACACTATCGATTTCATCCTGCTGCTGCGCTTCGTCGTAAGCTTCAATTACTTTTTCAATGGGCAATCTATCCTTAGATCTCCATTCAACAGTCATCATCCCATTGCTCGGCATATATCCTTTGACGCCAGAAAGCATGCCTAGTAATTCGCTTTCGGCATTAGGGACCGACTGACTCAAGCCCAAAGTAAAACCAGTCGCGCCATTTCCACGTTCGATCTCGCTTTTGAGTCCGGACGAAATGGCGTCAGTAAAGAAAAAATTAAATCTTCTGCCTAGCTGATGCTCTCTAACCAATCTATTTAGATACCGTTGTATAAAATTAATCCCCCCAGCACCCCGCGTACTTTCAATGATCGCTGACTGACCAAACACCAATACATGGGATATTTGAATCAGCTCTCTAGCATCCTCTTCACCATCGACTTTTACGTCGATCACAGCATTTTCTTGATGTGGATCAGGAGTTAAGGTTTGCGGAATAGTGCCCGGCTCGTAAGACCAGACCTCGAACAAAACTGTACTCTCGTCTAAATCTTGAAAGTTGTTAAAGAAATAACATTGCTGAGGGACACGTGTCCCATCTGCAAGCGCAACCATCTGTTCCCAGATTCTGGAACCAACGGTTGGACAGAGATCCCGCACTGTCCTCATCAAATCAACCAACGTAACCTCTTCACCGGGTTTATGCGCTGAGAATTGTACTGGTTTGAGTTGTAGGGTACGACTGATAGGCTTACGTGCCATAGGTGATCCTTCAGGGAATTCTAATGCACCCTGAATACCGCGCCATCCGCCAGATGTTGCCTGACGAGTGAGAGCCATCCAAGGCGTCAAATTGACAGCAGTATTTCGCGGCTTGCCCATGTTAATCTCCCTCACAGGGGTCAAGTCGCAAGCCAACATAGCGATATGCTGGCATTTTTCCAAGATTAATTCAGCTAGCAAAAAAGCATTACGCCCCAAATTTGCCCCATCACCTATTGCAAAAACCTCTAAGTACCTGATGAATAAAGCAATTTCCGATCTCTCTTCGCACACCCCGATGATGCAGCAGTACTGGCGGCTGAAAAACCAGCACCCGGACCAGTTGATGTTTTATCGGATGGGTGACTTTTACGAAATCTTCTACGAAGACGCGAAAAAAGCCGCCAAGCTGCTGGACATCACACTGACCGCACGCGGCCAGTCTGCCGGCCAGAGCATCCCCATGTGCGGGATTCCGTACCACGCCGCGGAAGGCTATCTGGCGAAACTGGTCAAGCTGGGCGAGTCGGTGGTGATCTGTGAGCAGATCGGCGATCCGGCAACCAGCAAGGGCCCGGTCGATCGGCAAGTGGTGCGGATCATCACGCCGGGAACGGTCAGCGACGAAGCGTTGCTCGATGAGCGCCGTGACAACCTGATCGCCGCGGTACTGGGGGATGAGCGTCTGTTTGGTCTGGCGGTGCTGGACATCACCAGCGGCAATTTCAGCGTGCTTGAAATAAAGGGTTGGGAAAACCTGCTGGCGGAGCTGGAGCGGATCAATCCGGTCGAACTGTTGATTCCAGATGACTGGCCGCAAGGGCTGCCCGCGGAGAAACGTCGGGGCGCGCGACGCCGGGCACCGTGGGATTTCGAGCGGGACTCGGCGCTCAAAGGCCTGTGCCAGCAATTTTCGACTCAGGACCTCAAAGGTTTCGGCTGCGAGAACCTGACGCTGGCCATCGGCGCGGCCGGTTGCTTGCTGGGCTATGCCAAGGAAACCCAGCGCACCGCCCTGCCGCATTTGCGCAGCCTGCGCCACGAGCGTCTGGATGACACCGTGGTGCTGGACGGCGCCAGCCGGCGTAATCTCGAGCTGGACACCAACTTGTCCGGCGGCCGCGAAAACACCCTGCAATCGGTCGTCGACCGGTGCCAGACGGCCATGGGCACGCGCCTGCTGACGCGCTGGCTCAACCGTCCGCTGCGCGACCTGAAAGTCCTGCAGGCCCGCCAGCAATCGATCACCTGTTTCCTGGACCGCTATCGCTTCGAGAGCCTGCAGCCACAGCTGAAGGAGATCGGCGACATCGAGCGGATTCTCGCGCGGATCGGCCTGCGCAACGCGCGCCCTCGCGACCTCGCACGGCTGCGCGATGCACTTGGCGCCCTGCCCGAGTTGCAACTGGCCATGGCCGAACTCGATGCTCCCCATCTGCAACAATTGGCGCAGACCGCCAGCACCTACCCCGAGCTGGCGGAACTGTTGCAGCGAGCGATCAACGACAACCCGCCTGCGGTCATTCGTGACGGCGGCGTGTTGAAGACCGGGTACGACGCCGAGCTGGACGAGTTGCAATCGCTGAGCGAAAACGCCGGCCAGTTCCTGATCGATCTCGAAACCCGGGAAAAGGCCCGCACCGGTCTGGCCCACCTGAAGGTCGGCTACAACCGCGTGCACGGTTATTTTATCGAGCTGCCAAGCAAGCAAGCCGAGCAGGCGCCTGCCGATTACATCCGCCGTCAGACCCTCAAGGGTGCCGAGCGCTTCATCACGCCGGAGCTCAAGGAATTCGAAGACAAGGCGCTGTCGGCCAAGAGCCGCGCCCTGGCTCGGGAGAAGATGCTGTACGAAGCGCTGCTCGAAGATTTGATCGGGCATCTTGCGCCGTTGCAGGACACCGCGGCGGCATTGGCCGAACTGGACGTCCTGAGCAACCTCGCAGAGCGCGCGCTGAATCTGGACCTCAATTGCCCACGGTTCGTCGATGAGCCGTGCATGCGCATCGAACAAGGCCGTCATCCGGTGGTTGAGCAGGTGCTGTCATCGCCCTTCGTCGCCAACGACCTGGCCCTGGACGACAACACCCGCATGCTGGTCATCACCGGTCCGAACATGGGCGGTAAATCGACCTACATGCGTCAGACCGCGCTCATCGTGCTGTTGGCGCATATCGGCAGCTACGTACCTGCCGCCAGCTGCGAACTGTCGTTGGTCGACCGGATCTTCACGAGGATCGGTTCCAGCGATGACCTGGCGGGCGGGCGCTCGACGTTCATGGTTGAAATGAGCGAAACCGCGAATATTTTGCACAACGCAACGGACAAAAGCCTGGTGCTGATGGACGAGGTCGGACGCGGCACCAGCACGTTCGACGGGCTGTCGCTGGCGTGGGCCGCCGCGGAATGTCTGGCGCAACTGCGCGCCTATACGCTGTTCGCAACGCATTACTTCGAGCTGACGGTCTTGCCGGAAAGCGAGCCGCTGGTCGCCAACGTTCACCTTAATGCCACCGAGCACAACGAGCGGATCGTCTTTCTGCACCGCGTTCTGCCGGGCCCGGCCAGCCAGAGTTATGGCCTCGCCGTCGCTCAGTTGGCGGGCGTTCCGAGCAAGGTGATCACGCGGGCAAAAGAGCATCTGGCGCGCCTGGAGACCACCAGTCTTCCTCACGAACAGCCGAAGGCGAAACCCGGCAAACCGCCGGTTCCGATGCAAAGCGATCTGTTCGCCAGCCTGCCGCACCCGGTGCTCGAAGAGCTGTCGAAAGTCAAAGTCGACGACATGACACCGCGTCAGGCGCTGGACTTGTTGTACGCATTGCAAACTCGGCTCTAA